ACACAAGGTGCAAAAGGTCGTTTAGGTAATTGGGAGTTTTATGGTACTGCAGATGGTAAGATGGGTATAAAGGGTGTTAAGGGTATAAAGAGAGTGCCCACTGATACTAGAGGTAATACTAGAAGTGAAGCTGTAGACACAAACCCAAATCCTGATTCTATCCTAATGACAATATTAAAAAGACTTGCTAAAGAATATGATAGTGAGGTAAAATTAATTAGAGTGGCAAAAAGTGATCCTAATAAAGAATTTAAAGCTTTCAGAACAATTCCAAATTGGGACGAAAGTTTAGCTTTTAATAAAAGAGCTAGTGGTCCTAGTGACGATTCAATTGAGATATTACACGCTGGTGATTCGCGAGAAGAGCTTGCACAAATTGCTGATCGTGTAGGAAGGGTAGAGCGTATGTTACCCGGTGATTCTAGAAACTATTTTACAACCTATGCTTTAAAGCTTACACCAGCTATGAAAGAAGCACGAATGAAAATCTACAAGAAAGAGGGAGGTCTAGTCGTAGACCTTTTTAAATGGTAGGATAATCTATGGCAAAAATAACAAAAGAAGATATTATTGACGACATACAAACAGATTTTGCATATGACATCATAGGAGATATGAACCCTTTTAAAAAAGGTAGAAATGTTATAAGCCTTAGTCCACCAAATCTAATATCAGATATACAGAAAAAAGATAAAGCACGACGAGCTGCTTACAAAAAGAAGGGACCTATGTTCAAAATACCGGGTGGTAGTATTTCTGATCTAGTTCGTGACATTTCAAAAAAAAGTTATAATGAAGGTGCTTTTGTAGAAGTACCTGTTAAACTTGCGAGAAATAAAAAAACAAGGTTATACTAATGGATGATGAAGAAAATTTAGAAGAACAGGTTGACCCTGTTGATGTAGAAATTCAAGAACCTACCGACGAACCCGTTGAAGAGGAGATGCCTGAAGAAGATGATTTCTTCAGTAATATTGCCGAACAGCTCGATGCTACTGTGTTAGGAAGACTAGCAAGTCAACTAATTACTGATTACAGAAAAGATAAAGAGTCAAGAGGCGATTGGGAAAAATCATATACATCTGGATTAGATTTATTGGGTTTTAAATACAATGACGAGGGTCAAATATTTAGAGGAGCTAGTTCAGTCACACATCCCTTATTAGCTGAGGGTGTCACACAATTTCAAGCACAAGCATACAGAGAATTGCTACCAGCTGATGGACCGGTAAAAAGTCAAATTGTTGGAGACAGAACACCTCAAAGAGAATCACAAGCTCAAAGAGTTTCAGAGTTTATGAATTATATGATTACAGAAAAGATGGAGGAGTATACACCTGAGTTTGATCAGATGTTATTTTACCTACCACTTGCAGGGTCTACATTTAAAAAAATATATTACGATGAAATTTTACAGCGCGCTGTAAGTAAATTTATACCAGCTGAGGATTTAGTAGTTCCTTACTATGCAAGTGATTTAAAAGAAGCAGAACGTATTACACATATTATAAAAATGTCAGAAAATGATGTTTTAAAAAAACAAAAAAGTGGATTCTATCGTGACGTTGAAATAAACCCACATAATATGGACGATGATGTACAGAATAAATACAATGAATTAGAGGGTGTAGAAAACAATGAATCTGACTACCAATACAACATATTAGAAATGCACGTTGATCTTGATCCAGAAGATTTGTCTGGCGAAACAGATGCCAAGAATGTAAAAGTTCCATATATAGTAACTATTGATGAAGGTTCACAAGAGATACTTTCCATTTATAGAAATTTTGTACCTGATGATCCATTGTTTACCCGTAAAGAATATTTTGTACATTATAAATTTTTACCGGGTCTTGGGTTTTACGGATTTGGTTTGATCCATATGATTGGTGGTTTATCAAGAACTGCAACAGCAGCTCTTCGTCAATTGTTAGATGCAGGCACACTTAGTAATTTACCAGCAGGTTTTAAGTCAAGAGGTATACGAATCAGAGACGATGACCAACCTTTTCAACCTGGAGAGTTTAGAGATGTTGATGCACCAGGTGGTAATATTAAAGATCAATTTCAAATTTTACCTTTCAAAGAGCCAAGTGGCACACTTTTCCAACTTTTAGGCTTTGTTGTACAAGCAGGTCAGAAGTTTGCAGCCATCGCTGATATGCAAGTAGGTGAAGATAAGCAAAATAGAGCAGTCGGATCAACTTTGGCACTACTTGAACGTGGTTCAAGGGTGATGAGTGCCATTCACAAGCGTTTATACTATGCGATGCGTCAAGAATTTAGACTTTTACACAAAGTTTTTGCTGAATATTTGCCTCCACTGTACCCTTATGCAGTGTATGGGGGTAACAGACTTGTAAAATTAGAGGATTTTAGTGAAGAAATTGACGTAATTCCTGTTGCAGACCCAAATATCTTCTCTTTATCGCAAAGAATTACACTTGCAAGCCAACAATTACAGGTTGCGCAGTCAAATCCACAGATGCACAACCTACGAGAGGCTTATAGACGAGTTTATGAGGCAATGGGCACAAAAAATATAGATACATTACTAAAACCTGAGCCAGAACCTCAACCAAAAGACCCAGCAATAGAGAATATGGAGGCATTACAGATGATTGTGCCAAGAGCTTTTCCATTTCAGAACCACGATGCACACATTTTAGCTCACGCAGCGTTTATTAAGTCAAGAATGGTTCAATCTAACCCGATGGTATACGCATTACTACAAGCTCACATATCAGAACACATCTCATACAAAGCACGAGCTGTTGTTATGGCTATGGTTATGAATGATGAAAGTTTGCAAAAGTTAAAACAGACAAGTATGGAAGCATTTCAAGCTGAGACTGAGTCTTTGATTGCTTTACAAGTTGCAGCTATAACAAAAGAGCTAGTTGAGGCTGAAGGTATAACACAACAAGACCCATTAGTAGCACTTAAGTCAAGAGAACTTGATTTACGAGCTATGGATATGCAGAGAAAAGCTGTGGAAGAGCAACAGGATCAACAAAGAAAAACAATGGAGTTTGAACAAAAAATAGATCTTGAAAAAATGAAAAGAGAAGATGCTGAAGTTGCTTCTGCTGAAAGAATTAGGGTAGCTGACGAAAAACTAGACTTGACTGAGAGAAAAATAGAAAATGAGGAGAATAAAAGTGAAGGGTAAACCATTTGGACCTCCTCCTAAGAAAGGACCACAGCCACAGGGTATGAGTCAAGGTGGCACCAGTGAAGGGGAAAGATTTGTAAAATTTTTTGGCGAACAATTTAATAATAATAAAGATAAGGTAATTAAAGAAGCAGTAACAGGCTTATTTAGAAAAGATTTTGACTCTCGTTTTAAAAGACTAATGAACCAAGCTCAAAGCGACTTTTATGCTCAGGAAGGCATATCACCAGCAAAAAGTAATTTTGTTGCCTATAATCCAAAAAAATCTGAAACAGGGATTACAACAAAAGAAACTATGGGTTACAAAAAAGGAGGTTTTGGTTGCCCTCATCGAGAAAATGGTGTAAGAAGTGATATCAAAGGAATAAAGGATATCCAAGTGACCGGTAAAAAATTTATAGGCGTTAAATGATTAAAGGTGATTCTTCTGAGTATCATCTTATCACAAAACACATTGGCGAAGCAAAAATAGACAGAGCCACATTGACTTGTGAGATAGGACTGAGAGAAGGACTTGGTTCTAAAATCATTATGGATGCAGTGCGTGACCACAAACCCAATTTGTATAAACACGTTGCTATTGATCCTTACAATAACATTAAATATCAACATTACGACAAATCAGAAGAATACACTGCTGATTATACAGAGGATATGAAACAAAAAACTGTTTCTTACCTTTATCAAAACTATCCTGAGTTTGATTTTTACCATATGACCGATGATTATTATTTTAAAACAATGGGTGAAGGTCATCAGTTTAGTGTACAAAACTCATTGATGCTTTTTGGTCTATACAAAGTTGTACATTTTGATGGACCACATACAACAAAAGCACTTATCGATGAATTAAACTTTTTTATACCAAGAGCAGAAAGTGAAGCTCTATTTATTATTGACGATTACCCTCAGATTAGTATGGGTATTGTGGATATGCTCCTTAGGACTTATAATTTTAAAGAAGCCGAAAAAGGCAAAAATAAAATTATATATAAAAAGGAGATATAATGTTTACAGCAATATTAGGTCCAGTAGCAAATCTTGCTAAAACCTGGATTGAAGGAAAACAAAAAAAAGCACAACTAAAATCACAAGTTGAGCTATCAAAATTAGAGGCAACTAAAACAAAAATTGAAAAAGACGGAAATTGGGATGAATCAGCTATGCGAGCATCAGACAATTCGTGGAAAGACGAAGCCTGGACCCTTGCGTTCATCGGCATAATTTTAGCATCCTTCGTACCTGCACTTCAGCCGTATATGAAAGAAGGTTTTTTATTTCTCAAGAATGATTGTCCTGATTGGATATCGTACGGAATTTTAGCGTCGATTGCAGGGTCATTCGGGCTCAAAGGTATTGCAAAAATAAAAAAATAAAATACAATTATAGGTGGAGGACATTATGTTATTAACCAAAAATGTAGTAAAGTTTAACAACATCCTAGTAAGGATTCCAAACCAAACTAAACGTGTTTGGGATCTATCTGAAAACAGGTGGGGTTATAAAGTTGTCAGACATATTTAGGATTAAAGACACTTCAGGGTCAAAATTCACAAGAAAAAGACGTAT